TCGCAGGGCTTATAGCCCTAGTGGTCTACATCATCGACGCATCGGAGGAACCATGACAGAGCTCTATAATTGCAAGGACAGCGGGGACCAATACCGCATAACCAAATTCGACGAAGATATGAATCCGCTCCACAGTTACCTCACCACCCTCACGGAATGCGACTGCCCCGCAGGCCAGCGCGAGACTTGCCGCCATAGGCAAATGCTAGTCCATTTCCTCGACCGGAAGCGGGTAAATGCGCCATGGTTCTGGGACCACGAGCGCAGCGGCTGGGTCCATACGGACCTGAACGGGCCGGAACCAGAGCCTGTGGCACTGCCACTGCCACTGCCAGAGCCTGCGCCACAACCCCGACTCAACATCAGGAGGCGAGTATGAACGCCACAGCAGCGCCAAGCGCAGCGCCAACCTACGCGGTGACCGCATGGGTTGACCGCCAGCATATCTATATCGAGTTCCCGTCAATCCACGGTCCCATGGTGCTGCAATACCCCCGCAGCGAGCAAGGCTGGCGCGACTCCCTTGTGGCGCTGGCCGATCGCCACCTCCGCGAAGGCGTAGACCAAGACTTCCACTACCAGCCCTCACCCCTCCCCGATCGCCACGGCGCAACGCTCGCCCAGCGCAATGCTGTGGACGAACTGCTTCGCAAGAAGGGCATCACATGACCGACCCATATCTCATCGCGCATAAGGTAGACAACGAACAGCGCTTCGAGGTAGCCATGCGCATGGATTGCCCAGAATGCAAGGCCGAGGGCTGTCCAGAATGCGATGATCTCGGCTATTGGTACATCACATCCAGTGGCCATCGCCCCTACGCCTATTGGTCTGCGCCGCTAGACTTAGTCCTCGCCGAACTAACGCCACCTGAGCCGCCAGAAGGTTGGCGCAATAGCTACGACCCGAAAGCAGGCCCAGCCGAAGCAAAGCTAACCCTCGCTGAGCTAGGCTTCCGCTTCGTTCAGAAGCCAATCAACATACGGAGGAGAGTATAATGGCACAGCAACCCATAGCCATAACTTGCTCTTATCATCCATCGCCGGAAGAGCATTTCCAAGTCGAAAGAATAACCAACTCTATCCGTTACCTACCGGGAGATTTTCTCGACAGGGCCACCATAAATGCTCTGATTGACGACTCAGACGTCACCATAACCATAGTAGTAGGACAAGCGATATGATCAGATGAAAAGGAGTACGCAATGATCGTGATCTCTTCAGGCCACGGCAAATACGTTCGTGGTGCCAGCGGCTACCTCGACGAAGTCAACGAAGCCCGACGCGTAGTCGAGCGCGTAGCCCAATACCTGCGCCGGCTAGGCATGGGCATCGTCACATTCCACGACGACGTCTCGACCACCCAGAACGAGAACCTGCACAGAATTGTGGACTTTCATAACGCGCAGACCCGCGACCTTGACGTATCGGTCCATTTCAATGCGTACGTCGAAACCGATTCCGCTATGGGAACGGAAGTCCTCTACGCCACGCAGTACGAACTGGCAGATCGGGTCTCAGCGGCCATTGCCGTCGCTGGAGAGCTACCAGACCGCGGCGCAAAGGAGCGGGATGATCTCTACTTCCTTAACAGCACTGAGGCCCCCGCAATCCTAATCGAAACCTGCTTCGTAGACTCCGCCTACGACGCCGAAGCCTACGGCCAATGCTTCGATCGGATCTGCGCAGCCATAGCGCTAAGCATCAACGCCAAGCTGGCCGGCAGCTTAGAGCCGGTCTGGACATCGTTCTCGGGCAAGTGCTCATGGTTCGGTGGGCCTGAAGACTCTGGCGTAGCGCCAAACGAGGGCCTAGCGTTCTTCTACGAGGTGTCCGATGCGCCGCACCTATTCCTCCCAGAGCAGCCGCCCGGCACCACCGGACTAGCGCGCCGCTTGGACCCGGACGAGTTCTATGTGGCCTGCCGCTGGGACTATGACATCACTCCCAAGGAGATGCTAGCCGACGCATCCCTCAAGGCCATAGTCCAATCGCCAAAGACCGGCAAGACCTTCCTTGCATGGCCAGCGGATTGGGGACCACACGGCGACACAGATCGCGCAGCCGATATAAGCCCAGGCCTCATGTCGGCGCTAGGTATCGAGACCGACGACGAAGTGAAAGTGATCTACCCAGCAGCCGGAATTGCTGCGGCAAAAGAAAGGACCTAACGCCATGGCTAAGCTATTCGCCCGCAACACTGAGGAAAGCATCAGCCCCGTCAATCTCGATCAGCTGCGCGAGGAGGTTGACGCAATCGAGGCCAACCGCAAGCACGAGCCGCGACCAGAGGACTACGCCCCACGGCAGGTCCGAGAGCGCCCCTCTTTCACCACCCTCCAAACCATCGCCGCCGCCGTCACCAAGCTCTCCTGGAAAGAAGCCGAGGAGATGGGCGCGGCCATTAACGCCAAGCTCAAGAACGGCGACAGCATTACTGGCCTCACCGCCGCTATTCAGTCTTGGGCCCACGATTGGGAGAACTTCAAATGAGCCGCTATGAAACCCAAGGCGGGCTCCCTACGCCCGGCCTTATCTACAAGCGCATCAGCGAGAACCTGCGCCTAGTGCAGGAAGATTGCGCCATGATGAGCCACTTCTACGCCACGGAGGACCAACTCAAAGACCAGCAGCTATCCCGCGGCTGGCTCACCATGTCCGAGCTATTCAAGCAGATCCAGCACAAGATCATCATGATGGAGGTGGGCCGTGCCCAATGACTTGATTGAACGCGTGGCGCGGGCGCTAACCGACCATTGGGAAAATCTGGAGGAAAAGCAACGAAACTATTTTTACCAGAAGGCCCGCGCTGCCATTGAGGCTATGCGTGAGCCGACAGAGGCGATGATCGCCCGCGAAGATGACGACGGCAGGGCTATGGTGATAGAAATCTGGCAAGCCATGATTGATGCAGCATTGGGGAGGGCCCAGTAATGGCCCACGGCTTCACAGATGAGAAAGGTTACCGGAAGGTAGCGGTCAACTTCCCACCGGAGATCTTCGCCAAGGTCAACGCCCGCGCCGCAGAGGCTGGAGTCAGCTTTAGCTCTATGGCAGTGCGACTGATCCATTGCGGCGTATTTGATTACGAAGAGAGCGAGGCCCTAGAGCCGAAGCGAAAAGGAGCGCGATAATGGACCTAGATGCACCAATCGTCATGCGCCAGCACACGCCGGAGCAGGACGCCATACTGGAGTTCGCCGCCTCATGCCCCGACAACGGTATGGTGCAGGCATACGCCGGAACCGGCAAGACCACCATACTGGAAGAGATCGGCATAGCGGCAGGGCCCAACCTGCCGCTAGACGCCGAGGGCAAGAGCATCCAGTACCTTGTGTTCAATGCCAAGAACGCCAAGGAAGCGGTCGAACGTATGCCGGAGTACATGGACTGCCGCACAATCAACAGCCTCGGCCACCGCGGCTGGATGAAAGGCCAAGGCATGTTGCGGCTCACCCTCGAAGCCGATAAGACCCGCATAATCTACAAGAGGATGATAGCAGATGAAAAATCCAAAGCCGAAGTTGCGCGAATGTGGGAGATTTATGGCGAAGTTACTCAAGGAGTGGCCATGGCTAAGTCCGTGGGATATGTACCCGCGGAACAGTTCACAGCAATGGCCAGACCTCTCTGCGGAAAGGGAGCTTTCCACTCTCATCTCGATGAAATCCCCGAAGATGACACTTCAGACTACATCGATGCCGTTCTCATCAAGTCCATCCATCAGTCCTACAGTGGTCTCATCGACTTTAACGATCAGGTATACATGCCCGCATTGTTTGGCGGAACATTCGACGGATATCCACTTACTCTCGTCGATGAATACCAAGATTTATCGCCGGTCAACCATGCCCTGCTCGAACGATGCGTCAAAGGGCGTATCGTTGGTGTTGGGGATAGATATCAGAACATCTATGGATTTAGAGGAGCCAAGGCCGCAGGAATGGACGACGCCATAAAGCACTACAACATGACGGTCCTGCCCCTAAGCGTCAGCTTCCGCTGTCCCTCAGCAATAGTGCGCCACGTCCACTGGCACGTACCGGAATTCAAATGGCACAAGGAAGGCGGCAATGTCGAACTCACTGGGGATACACTTCATTCTGATCGGATCACTGATGGTTCTACAATCATATGCCGCAATAACGCTCCGCTTCTGGCCGCTGCCTTTAAGCTACTTGCTACTGGTCGCTCTGTTACTGTGGTTGGTGTGGACATCGGACCTAAGCTCGTTGGCATCATGCGGAAGCTTGGGCCAGAGAGCCTGACGCGCGAGCAGGTCTACGTCCAGATCGACAACTGGCTCGAACAGAAGCTAGAGCGGGAGTCCAAAACTGCGCCGGACATGGCGGAGTGCATGCGGGTCTTTGCGGCCCTAGGTCGCACCCTCGGGCAAGCCCTAATCTACGCCGAGGACATCTTCCGGCGCCGCGGCCCAATCACTCTCACCACAGGCCACAAGTCCAAGGGCCTCGAATACGACGCCGTCTTCCACATTGACCCTCACCTAACCCGTGGCAGGCCAGATCGCCCCGCTACAGACCAAGACCGCAACCTAGACTACGTCATATCGACCCGCTCAAAGGACCTGCTGACTGAACTCACAAGTGAACAGATTGAATGGTGACGCAAATGCCAGTATCAAACTCCCGACTCAGCTACAAGGATTGCTTTCAAGTGTTCGACGAGGCACTTGCGGGCAAGCATGGCGCTCGCTGCATTGTCGGCAGCTATACCAAGGCCAACTTCTTCCGGATGCGGATGCATCAAGCCCGCGCCATAGACCGCAAGGATAACATGGAGCTCTATCCAGACCCAGGCGAGGCGCTCCATGGCCGCTCCCTATACGACCAGCTAATGCTCCAATTGCGCGAAGACGTAGAGGGTCACTGGTGGGTCTACGCCGTCAAGACCGAGCTCGATCCCGGCCGCATAGAGCGCCTCGACGGCGACGCCGCAATAGAACTCATAGACTACAAGGAAGTGAAGCTACTGGAGGATCAGACCAATGACGACAAAGCTTGACCCACTGTTCTACCTCCCAATATGGGAAGACGCCTACAACGAAGAGTTTGGTCTGCGGGTAGTATGCCCCACCCAAGACGATCAGCGCCAGCTCGTCAATGCGCTGTACCTGTGCCGTCAGCTATCAGGCAGGCCGGAGTTCGACAGTCTCATGATCTCTCAGGTCAATCCACCCGGAACCTGCTTCATTCACCACAAACTAGTGGAGATGCCCGATGCCGCCACGGCCGAGTGATAAGCCGCTGAAGAAGGTCACCCTGAACCTGTACGAAGAGGACGTTCGTTGGGCCCAAGAGGCCATCGGACTCGGCTGGACCGAAACCCTCCGAGACCACTGGCACAACTACTGCTACCGCAACCGGCCCTCAGCGCCCAGAGGAGACCCCGATGGAAGATAACACAATCGACCTGCTCATGGCAGAGGATCCTAAGACCTTCACCGGACCAGACGATCCCCGCATAGTCCGCATGGTAGCGTACCTGCGCCAGAACCGCACCAAGCGAGAAGAGAACAAAGCCCGCGGCAAGCGCGCCCCTCGACCCACCAAAACCGAAACCCAGCAAGTCCTCTCCCTCGCCGATCTGGGTTTCAAGCCCAAGGCCCTCAATATTAAACGGAGGGTCTAATGGATGCCATAGCGCCAATGTCCCCGTACCTGCCGGGGACAAAGATCCAGTACGCCTGGGACAGCACATCCCTCAGCAATCTCAAAACCTGCCCGCGGCTCTACCAGCTCATCAACATTGAGGGTTGGGAACCCAAGGACAAGTCCATTCACCTCCGCTTCGGGATCGAATATCATGAAGCTTGCCAAGATTACGAGCTACTACGGGCCGCTAACGTGGACCATGACGCTGCTGTCCACGAAACGGTTAGGTGTCTACTTGTCCGTATACAAGATTGGAACCCTGACGTTACCACCCGCGCAGGGGAGTATAAGAATAAGTATTCGCTACTGCAACTGGTTGTGGACTACCTCGACTATTATCGCGACGACCCGGCCAAGACCGTTATCCTCGAAAACGGAAAGCCTGCTGTAGAGCTAAGCTTCCGAATCGATCTGTCTTGGGGGCCGCGGTCTGGCGAGACCGGCAAGGACACCTATCAGCCCTACGTCTTTTGCGGCCACCTAGATCGGGTTGCCACATTTGCGGGGGAGTACATGATCCTCGACAAGAAAACCACCACCTACACCCTCGGCCCATATTGGTTCAACCAGTGGAGCCCCAACAACCAAATGACCGGCTACACCTTCGCTGGCCGCACAGTCTACCAGATGCCCATCCGCGGCGTAGTCATCGAGGGCGCGCAGATCATGAAGGAGGAGCCGAACCGCTTCGTGCGCGGCATCACCTACCGGACAGACGACCAGCTGCAAGAATGGCTCTCGGACCTGCAGCATTGGCTCGACCTAGCAGAGGGCTACGCTAGGATGGGCTACTGGCCTATGAATGACACCTCTTGCGCCAAGTATGGCGGGTGCCAGTTCCAGCACGTTTGCTCGAAGAACCCCAATGTCCGCAGCCAGTTCCTTAAGGCCGACTTCAACCAACTAGAGGAGCAAGACAGGTGGAATCCACTAAGAAACAGATGAGGGTCGTATGGCCCTTATTCAAATGCCGCATGACTGACATCAGCGAGCAGGGATGCCAGTTGGTGATCCAACTGCCAGGAGTCTCCACTACCGTACACATTACCCACGACATGCGGCTGTACGACGTGCGGGATGGAGACATACTGGATATCTACACCGAGGTGCTATTAGCACGCAGCAAAGGGAGCGCGTAACATGCCACGAGGTATCTACGATCGAGGCGAGCAGGCCAACGCCAAGCTCACCAAGTGCCTAGACGAAGTCAGTCGGCTCAGGGAGACGAACAGCGCGCTCGTTGCGCGATACGGCGAGGTGCTCGATAGCGTCAACCGGCTTCGCAGACAGCGCGATGCCTTACTCGAACTCATAGCGGAGGCTCACCGTGCCCAGCTTAGCCCATCACCAAAGTAACGACTACACCAAGCTGCTGCTCGAAGGCGACTCCGGCAGCGGCAAGACCGGTTCGCTGGCCTCTCTCGTCGGGGCGGGGTACAAGCTCCGCATCCTCGACATGGATAACGGCCTCGACGCACTCAAGGCCTTCGTCACCCGCACCTGCCCAGAAAGGATCGATAATGTCGAATATAGAACACTGCGTGATAAGCGTAAGGCTTCGGCGGAAGGACCTATCATCGACGGAGCCCCCAAAGCGTTTGTTGCGGCGCTTAGGATGCTGGACCGATGGCGATACACTCTTGATGACGGAACTGAACTGGACCTTGGAGTTCCAGCAACATGGGGACCTGACTGCATTCTATGTGTCGATAGCCTCACCTTCCTGTCCAACGCTGCCTTCGATTGGGCAGAACCTCTGGCCCCTCGTAGTAGAGGAGGCGAATATGATAAGCGCGCTGTTTACAAGGCCGCCCAAGATGCGATTGAGGGTGTGCTGGCGCTGCTTACCTCAGAGTCGTTCAAAACAAACGTCATCGTCATTAGTCATATCCGATACGTGGAGAATCCTGATGGGACCAAGAAAGGTTACCCAACCTCCGTCGGATCGGCACTGAGCCCAGAGATACCGGCATACTTCAACACTGTCGCCCAGTGCCGCTCAACGGCTGGGGTACGGAAGTTGCGGACTGCCGCTACGGCGCTACTGGATCTCAAGAACCCCAAACCGTTCGAGGCTGCGCCAGAGTACGACATCGGCGATGGCCTCGGCAAGTTCTTCGCTACGCTGCGGGCAGGCCATGTTCCAGCAGCGCCAACGAAGCCCACCCTAGTCACAAGGAGGACCTAATGACGTGAAGCACATAGCCCTGCCGCAACTACCATTCCCACTCATACAGAAAGATCTTCCTATGGATCAGCAATTTGTAGACTTCCTCGATATGGATCCCACCACATACGAGCGCCCCAAGCCGGTGCCAAAGGGCTCCTACCTCACCGCAGTTCGCGGCCATCCAATGATCGACGAAGGCGGCGACGGTAAGTCACCGTACGTCCAGGTCACATTCGCCCTACTCGAAGCTGGGCAGGACGTTGACCCGGGCGAGCTCGAAGCGTTCGGCGGACTCGATGGCAAAACCATCAGCACCCGGCTCTACCGAACAGAGAAGGCCGCATTCATGATCGCGGACTTCCTCAAGGCTTGCGGCATCGAGGCTGGTCGAACAGCGCGAGAAATGTTGGCGGAAACGCCCAACTGCGAAGTCGGTATCTACGTAGCACACCGACCCTCTCAAGACGGCCAAAGAATAGAGGCTAGGCCCTCTCGTTACTTCCCGGCTGAGGCCTTCGCGAGAGCGGAAGACTAAGCGCAACGCAAACTGGCCGGGGTGATGTAACCGCCCCGGCCTTTTCTTCGGAGGAAACATGCAGCCAATCCTTCTCTGTGGCGAGGCTATGGGAGAGGCCGAAGTCCGCATAGGCCGCGGCTTCGTTGGCGCAGCAGGTATCGAACTCTTGCGGATGTTAGCTAACGCCAAAGTCCTAACGCTCTCGCAGCGCGACCACGGCAACATCCGCGCCTATTACAACACCGCCGACCCATGGTGCCTCAACGCCATATGGGAAGCACATCCCGAGATCGTCCGCACCAACGTCTTCCAACTCCATCCACCCGGAAACCGACTGGAGAACTTCTGTGGCCCCCGCGAACAAGGCATCCCGACATATTCGGCGCTATTTGCTAGCCGCTACGTCCGCGCTGAGTTTTCGCCCCAGCTTGATCGTCTCGGGGATGAGGCTATCAACCTCAACCCTAATCTTATCGTTTGTCTTGGCAACACTGCTGTTTGGGCTTTCACCGGAAAGCCAGGTGTCGCTAAGTATCGAGGCACTACCATTCTATCTACTCATTGCGTCAGCGGTTTTAAGTTACTGGTCGCTTACCATCCTGCGGCGGTGCTGCGTCAATGGGACCTACGTAGCACAACAGTGGCGGACCTTAGCAAGGCTGTACGGGAGCGCGAGTATGCGGAGATCCGACGGCCTAAATGCGAAATCATTATTGAACCGGAGATAAAAGATGTCGAAGAGTTTACGGCGCTACATTGCACAACGGGCGCGACTATTGCAGTCGACATTGAAACCTATGGCTCGCAGATTACCTGCTTGGGCATCGCTCCCAGAAAAGACCTTGCTATCGTTATACCTTTCCATGACACCAGAAGGCCGGGAGGCAACTATTGGCCGACTCCGGATGACGAGAGACGCTGCTGGGGAATTGTACGTCGCGTTCTTGAGGATGCATCAATCCGAAAAGTATTCCAAAATGGACTATATGACATATCTTTTATCTACCGAAGCACAGGTATTCGGACTTTCGGGGCGGCACACGACACGATGCTCCTTAGCCACGCGCTTCAACCCGAACTCCTCAAAGGGCTCGGCTTCCTCGGAAGCTTGTACACCGACCACGGACCTTGGAAAGCCGAACACCGACGAACCCAGACAATAAAGAGGGATGCATAATGCGCATTATCCGCATCCATGAGCGCGACCCCAACACCATCCCGGACACTCAAGAGAATGATTGGATCTACAATGGACTTGATTGCGTCGTTACGCATGAAGTATTGGAAGCCCTACTACCACAACTGGATGCCAGTACATCCGGGACATATGACTTCAGCCGGGCGCTCCAAGGTCCGGCTTTGGAGATGCGAATGCGGGGTGTATTGGTGGACGAAGCCCGCAAGGGCGAAGTCATCACGGAGTTCATGGAAACTATCGACCGGCTGGAGGCGCAACTCCAGCGGTTGGTCTATGAAGGAGCCGGCTATCCCAACCACTTCAACTGGCGCTCCACAGCCGACCAGCGCCGACTTTTCTACGAAATCCTCGAACTCCCCCCAGTCCGCGCCAAGGGCCACGTCTCGGTCGACCGCAAGGCCCGGGAGAAAATCGCCGAATACTTAATCGCCAAGCCAATAGTGGCGCACCTTAACGCAATGGCCGATCTCGGCAAGAAGATCAGTGTCTTACAGACGGAGGTAGACTCAGATGGCCGCATTAGAACCAGTTATAACATCGCTGGAACAAGCACTGGAAGATTTAGCTCAAGCCTTAGCGAGTTTGGAACAGGGGGAAACCTCCAGAACGTTGAAGAAAGTCTCAGAAGCATATTTGTCGCTGACCATGGTTACAAGTTTGCTAAGTTCGATGCAAAGTCGGGCGAGTCTTACTGCGTCGGCGCACTCGAGTGGAACCTCTTCAAAGACGGAGCCTTTCTAGATGCAGTCGAATCTGGTGATGTGCATACAGCAGTTGCTAAGCTTTGCTGGCCTCAACTTCCATGGACCGGAGACCCAGTGGCGGATCGGCGTATCGCCGACCGAGACTTCTACCGACATTACTCTTACCGTTTCATGTGCAAAAAGTTGGGCCACGGCAGCAACTATGGAGGACTCCCAGCCACCCTATCTGTCGAAACCAACCTCCCAATCGAAACAGTCGTCGAGTTCCAGCCGAAATATTTTAGCGCCTTTCCAGCGCACCGACGTTGGCACATGGAAGTTGACTCTAGGCTGCGAGGAGGTGGATTTCTTATTAGCCTTACTGGCCGAAAACGGTGGTTTCTTGGACGGCGTGACGATCCGGCTACTCTCCGGGAGGCTATTGCTTACGATCCCCAATGTTCACTCAGCGACCTAGTAAACCGCGCCATGTTGCGGCTGTGGCGCAAATTCAAGAGCGAGGCCCGGCTCATCTATATCGCCTTCCAAGATCACGATGCCCTTACATGGACCTACCCAGAGGAGGTTGAGGATGAACTCATTCCCATAATTAGCGCCATGCTTGTCGAGGACTTCCCACTGGCGGATGACCGCATCATGCGCATCCCATACGACGTAGTAACTGGTTGGAACAAAGGGGAGTACTGCTGTGGCAATCACTCCGATCCACGGTGCAAGGACTGCAAACGGTCGGCGAACCCCAATGGGCTCAAAGAGTTCCATCGACACGATTCACGCAGGCGGGAAGAGACGATTGACATCTTGGATCGAGTCGTTCGTCGCCGAAACTGAGTTCCTCGGGGTACCGGTCATCTTCCGCCGCTGGGCCGCTATTGGCGCCCTCTCCGCCATAATGGAGCAGCGTATCTGGATCGCTGGCCGCAAGCGGGTCTACCCGAACCTGTACATATTCCTCGCTGGAGAGCCGGGGACCGGCAAATCCCTCGCCATCAAGGAAGTGGTCAAATACTACACTCAGGTGCAGGACCATATCATCTGCCCGACCTCGGTCTCCTTTGCGGCGATGGTGGATCACATGATCCGCTCCAAGCGCAGCACACCGGACTACGAGAACGGCGGGATG